TAAGATATCTTATATCATACACCCAACAAAACGAGATAACCTCGATGCTCTTTAAAAATTTAATCACAAAAAACATGGTGCATAACGGTGCTAGGCGGTCGTTAGATTGAAAGCCCTAACCTTCTTAGCAACACTGTGTTTTGAATATCTGTCGGAGTGGAAGCCAGTGAAAAACGGTGCAGTTGCCGAAAGTGGAAACAGACAGGTAAACCGAACCACACCTTTTGGTCTGTTTTCAAGTTGGTTAAAAATGGGAAAGAGACAGACAGCAAACGTTAGCTAAAGGCGTGACATATCGGAGAGACGGTACATTAAAAACCGCATTCAAGAGTGCTGTTTTTAATGGAAAAGAAAGGAGAAAACAAATGACAAACAAAAAATACTCACTACAAGGTAGTGCAGAAAGTAAAACTGTAACAGTCCTCCAAAAAGAGCAAGTTTTCCAAGCTGTTTTAATAGCGGCTGAAAATGGTCATTACTATGACGGACTGGAAGAAAAACTCTGTCAGGCGATTAGCAATATCAACCGCTTTAGTGATTCTAAATCAATAACGGAACTGGTAGATAGCGAAACGGGTGAGATTTTTCGCAAAATAGACTAATTTTGCCATAACCGTTTCATTTCTTCATGATTGCATCGCCATGTGGCCCAAGTGTTATTAGAGCAATCAAATACAGCGACGCCATCATCAGAATCAATGTTTTTCTGTAAGAAATCTCGACATTGAATTGCGGAAAATGGTGTTTGTACATACCAAACAGACTCAAGTACCTTACTAGCAGTACCTAGTTTAGCAATTGCTTGTTGAATCTTGGTATAGTCTCGATGGTTTCTTAAGTCATAAGAAATAATCATATTTGACATGGCTTTATCCTTAGTTTGTGTTGTGAGAGATTAAATTATATTCCTTAGTGTTGTGAGAGACAATAAGGGCTTGAGCCTTACAAGCATAAAGAAAGGCAGCTATCAAAAACCGTATTCTTTAAGCCGAGTGCGGTTCTTGATGGTTGTTATCTTCCATCAAATTGGTTCCTTAGGTTATTTGCCCTCCTTGTGAGGGCTTTTTTTTTGTAAAAAGGAAATGAAAATGAATATAAAACGTTCAAAAAACATATTTATCCGACAAGAAAAACACAGTTTCACAGAATTTTTAAAAGTCACTGCCGGCTGGCTTGCGGTTGGTGCGCTGCTGTTTTTAGCAGTAATGATTTTAATCGCTTTCCACCCTGCGTATGCAACCAACACAGACTGGCACGACGATGCCGTCAGCCGCCAAACCCAAGCCGAAGCGCGCAAGTTATGGCGCGAAGAGCATGGCGATTGGCAGCCGAATTTAACCCCAGCGGCCGAAGCGGAATTAGTACGTTACACCGCACAAAAACAAACCGAAATTGACCGCGCTTTAGGAGTCGCAAAATGAAAATTGAAAGTTACAAAGCAAATATCCTATATAACGCTGTCTCTCAGCGATATACCGGCGAATTATGGGTTAACAACCGACTGGAACAAAAGACCGGCAATTTTTTAAGTGAAGGTCTTGCCGTTGCGCGTTTAAACAAACGAATTGAATCCTTTAATGCTGTTAACGGTACCAACATTCCGCCGTATCAAAAAGACGCCGACACGAATCAATTCAAAGCGGTGCCGGAAGCGAAAGAATCATTACCGCCAACGGAAAGCACTCCAGCAGCAGAACTGAAGATAGTTAACATCGACACAGTACACAAACATCAACTGCGCAAGCGCCGTAAACCGTTTACGCCATACGGACTGAAAGGCTATTTTATGGATAAACAAGGCAATATCCGCTTGCATTTAGACCGCAAAGCCCACGCGCACACCATCGTCTTAAACCCCGATATGTTTGCCATGTTAGCTGACATGGTGCGAGCAACGCAGGAGCAATAAACATGGCGCGCCGAATTTTATCGCCGTGGCAATGCGACAGCGACCACGATTACTACGACCAGTTCGACCGTGACGAACCGGAAAACGACGAACCGCCCGAAGACTGGCGCGAACCGGAAGACGGCGACTGTGAGTATTGGGAATCTAATTGTTATGGGAGAGGGTGAAAATGAATTTTGAATTAATTTTATCTACCGAAAGCCGTGTGCTTTCAACAAATATTGTTGACTTTGAAAAACGAGCGGATCAGTTTCTTTCGACTTTAACAAACAAATTTGAAACGGACGACGATTTCGTCGCCGCAAAAGAAGAAGTCAAAACCTTAAAAGAGGTTGAGGATAAAATCCGCGTGGCGATTAAGTCGGCGCAAAACGGAGAAATTGCGGATTTAATCACATCGGCCGAAAACATTGCAGAACGATTCCGACAAGAACGCTTGAAACGCGATAAGCTAGTTAAAGAAAAAGAAGCAGAAGTCAAAGCCAATATTATCAACAACGCCTTTGAGCATATCAGCAAAGTGCGGTATGGCTACGAGAGTGATATTTCCCTTGCTCTTGAACGCACAATGCCAAAAAGCGATATTCAAACCCGTTTAAAAAATGCCACCGCGCGTCGCAGTACATTAGCAACACTAAAAAAAGCCGTTCATGCTGAAGAAACGTTGATTTTAGCAGAATTAGGTCAAGAAAGCGCTCGACTAACTGAGCGACGCAAACTCATTCCGGCATCCGCCGAGCATCTGTTTAAAGACTGGCTTGAGTTAATTATTGGCGATGATGACTTGGCATCAATTGTGGAAATGCGCTTAAACGAAGAAACACGGCGTGAACAGGCGTTGCGCGAACAAGCTAAGCAAGCCGCCGAAGCGCAGCTCACACAAGCGGAAGCCCGCGCAGTTGCTGATGAAATAGGAGTACAAAGCGCAGTAGAAAAAACACAGGAAAATCAGACTGCACTTTCTAATGAACCAATATTCAATTTTGAAATCCGCATTGCATTTACCGGCACGCAAGAACAAGCAATCAATTTAGCGCGCAAAGTAAAAGCGCAGTATGGCGACAATGTATCACTTAAAAAAATGAATTAAAGGATAAATAAAATGGCAACAGCACTACAAAATCTGACTGATAAACTGGCTAAACGGTTTGAAATTGCGGACGGTTCCGACTTGATGGCGACATTAAAAAATACCGCGTTTAAAGGGAATGTAAATGATAGTCAAATGACCGCGCTTTTAATTGTTGCGAATCAATATGGATTAAATCCGTGGACGAAAGAAATTTACGCCTTTCCCGATCGACAAAACGGCATTGTTCCGATTGTCGGCGTTGACGGTTGGGCGCGAATTCTTAATGAAAACCCAAATTTTGACGGTATCGAATTTGATTTAGATGATGAAAAATGCACTTGCCGAATTTATCGCAAAGACCGCTCAAAACCCATTTCAGTAACGGAATACATGAGTGAGTGTTTCCGTGATATGGGGCCGTGGAAAACACATCCGAAAAGAATGTTACGCCACAAAGCAATGATTCAGTGCGCGCGCTTGGCGTTCGGTTTTACCGGCATTTACGACCAAGACGAAGCGGATCGCATTGTTGAAACGCAGCGCGAGCCGGTAAATGTAACACCAAAACAAAAAGTGATAGACGTTGCAGTGTTAATTACATCAGAGCAGAAAGAAATGCTAATCGGCTTAATTGAAGCGACTGGCACGAATACGGAAAAATTATTGACGGCATATGGCCACACTGATATTTCCGATATGACAAAAGATCAAGCCGATAATGCTATATCAATTCTGAATAGTCGTCTTGATAAACAGCAAGAAAATGACGGAGAAGACGTTCCATTATGATTGACGGTCTAATAACGCTTGATTGCGAACAAGGCTCGGAAGAATGGCTACAGGCCCGTTTGGGTATTCCCACCGCAACGGGCTTTGAAAACATTGTGACGGCAACCGGTAAAAAATCAAGCGCACAAATCAAGTACATGGCTGAGTTGATTGAAGAAAGCATAATCGGACTACAAGATGAATCTTTTAAGTCACGATTCATGGAGCGTGGAAATCAACTTGAGCCGCTTGCCCGTTCTGCCTATGAATTCATCACGGGAAATGCCGTAACGCAAGTCGGAGGCGTGTATTTGGATGAAAACAAGGAAGTGATGGTTAGCCCTGACGGGGTGATTCCGGAGCTCAAAAAAGGCTTGGAAATTAAATGCCCGAAAATGAGTACGCACATTCGTTACTTGTTAGAGGGCGGCGTCCCGTCTGAATACATAATCCAAGTTCAGGCTAATTTGTGGGTAACAGGTTACAAAACTTGGGATTTTGTGAGCTACTGCCCAGAGTACCAAAAACAGCCGCTTTACATTTTCACCGCACATCGTGATCAAGCGCTGATGACCGCATTTGACAAATTAATTCCACAATTTTTAAACACATTGAGGGCTTATAAAAATGGCTAGAAAGATTATACAAATAGCGCACGCCATATCGGGCGACGAAAGAGGGGAAACGGTAGTGTTGTGTGATGACGGCACTCTATGGGGCTTGTCAACCTATGCGTCTAACTGGTATAAATATCCAGATATACCGCAAGATAATCAAAACGAAACACCACAAGCCACTAACGAATAGTGGCTTTTTTATTTGAGGTAAAAAAATGTACTGGTTCAAAAATGCGATGATTTATCGCTTAACTAAATC